CACCGGATCGGGACAACCGGATATACCGGCGCCTAGGGCCCCCCTAGGCTGGGGGATAAACCTCCAAATCATAAAAGATTGGAGGCATCCCCTTAAAGAAGAAGAAATTGAAATCTTCTCCTATTGCCACATGACGCTGAAGAGTTGTAAAGTTCCTCGACGTATTACTATTCACATCATCACTCTGCATGACAGACAAACGATGAAAATTGTTTATGACATTGGATTCAGGAGCATTGGTGACCTCCTGATAAAGGTTTTCGCTGTAGTATGGCAAATCAAACGCCAGAACTGGGAATTGGTAAGGTGTGCTGGCCATGCCAGCATTACCAGAGACCTGAATAGCAGACAGTGCAGCCACTCCTTTTGCGTCAGTTCCGCTAGGTGGTTCTATCTTAGTTAGTGTACCTGGTCCTGAAGTAGACGCAAATGGCAATCTAACGGCACTAATATGAGCGAGTCTCGGTCCCATACCATGAATCTTCCAGCGAATAGATCCTCTGTATCCAAGATAACATGGAGCATAAACAGTAAGTATACCATTGTTAGCATAATTGTAGGGCACTCCATATTTCTCATATCCAGCAGCAGCTAGAGGCGCAGCCCCCCTATAGGGAGGGAAATTGCTCAAGGTACGCTGCCAAATGTCATTTTGAACGACCTTATTGATGATGATGTTATCATGGAGTACATACCGTTTGGCCATCTGCCTCAGGGATGTTACTGGGTCACCATGTTGTATGATTGCTGCCGGTGGGGAACGGGTCTTATTGAACGTATGAACAAGTTCAGATGAACCGGGTTTCCCTGGAGTCTCAGCATATTCATCAGCTCCTGCCTGTGGTTCAAATAGTGCAGGTGCTGGCGGTTGGAAATAAGTCAACGCTCGGATATTGGAATCCGAGGGATTAGCTAATTCGAAATCATCGCCAGCACACACTGACACCAACACACTAACTGCCGCAACCTGTTGGGTAGGTGTAGTCAGTGGTGTGTGAACATACAGAGAGAGATTACCATTGTTGACTTCAATGTCGGGAGGTGCTGGTGAAGGTGAAGGTCTATTTGCCCAGGCTTGTGGTAAAGCCATGGTACGCATATAGTTCTTTTGACTAGCATATCCAACTTCAACGGTGAAATCTCTCCTCTCTCCAATATCAATCACAACTTGTTGTGCTACATCATAAGAAGAGCCAACTATTGGATCCCACACTAGACTGATACGGCCCTTGTGAAAGGCTGTGGACACAATCTGAAAGCGGTACTTGATACTGCCACGCCACATCCCAAACGGTAAGGATGCAGCAGCTATAGCAGTCAAATGATGCTCCTCAAAGAATTTGTCCATGGCCATGGGTTGTACTGGGATGTCCACTAGGCGATCTCCCACTGGCTGAGCCGAAGTCCAAGTAAAAGAGTAAAAGTAAGACTCAATGTGGGTGAGATAATCCAACGCCATTTCATCAATGCCTGGTAGACCTATAGTGGAGGGATCAATGGTAACTTCCTGTTTAGGATCCATCGATAGGCGAAACAAGGTGTCTGAACCTTCCGTAGTAGCTAGATCTCCAAAATATATGGGATACTGTCGAAGTGGCTCAGATATCAATGGTGGTCGTGAAAAACCGAACATCTGTGCAACTCGGCCAACAGCACTAGCGAAAGTGCTGGTTGCCAAAGCATATTTCGAAATTCCAGGAACGAAGGCTACCGACTTGGCCATTCGTGATAGAATATTAGCCGGTCGCGAAACAACACCTGTACCATATTCGTCACCTGCTTGTGCCACAAATGGATCATGATCAGTGGGAGTGTCTAACATTAGGTCTGAAGCCCATGCGTAAACAGTCAAATTGACCTTAACATCCATTCCAGTCAGGTTGGCATGTTGCAATGGACTGATGACACGAAAGACCATATCTCCCATTGGTTTCGATATCTCCAGTATTTGGGAAGTACTGTAGAAGGGGTTCACATGATGGAAAGGTAATGTGAGTTCACCTCCAGTGGACGTTGTTGGGTCAACCCAGATGTGGGGTCTCTGGGATTCACGTACTGCATCAGAAACGATAAGTGCTCGACTAGGTATAAAACCTGCCAAATCACCATTTGGATTGTAGGAGACCAACATGCGGCCCATATAGAACCCATTACCATTGATCAACACCTTGATATGCAACTTGTGACGTATCCTACCAAAGGTACTCCATTTGTCTTTTGTCAAATCCCAAAACTCAGCCCAGGGATCAAACGCAGCAAAGGATCCTATGGCATTCGCATCCCACTCGTATCGCTTGATGACTCTAGGGCGACTCAGCCACTTATTCAGATCCAAATCTGCCGTGTCAGTTAAGAACGACGGATCATAATTCTGTGTGGCATCATAGTCGAACCCAGGAGTCTGGTCGGCAAACAGAATCGTTTGTTGGGGCAAAACTGCGGCATTGGCTGTGACTTGACCAATACCTGTGTCGGCGGAGCCATCCTGGCCCTCCGACTCCCCGGCTTGAACACTCCATAGAGCTGGTGCCGCCGGGAGACACTCATTTTCATATATATTATTACATTGGGTAGGTTTATTTTACACATATTAAGTCAACCTAAACTATAGATATGAATTGGGGGGGGGTGGCCAGGCAGCCTCCGTTAAATAACGGTTTCTCACGAGGGAGACGCCTTCAGGGATAAAAGCCTTATATACATGGTTTCCAGTCATCCCTGCCTCTTTATGCACATTGTATCTAGAGGACAGATACAGAGGGATAAGTTTAAGTCATTCCAGGACTTTCTGTTGGGCGATATCTCTGCTTCCATCGCTCAACTGCAGAATCGAAGTCTAGTGATAGTTCGTTGCACCAGGTTACCAACCCGTGCTCTATCGCAACCTCCCTCATCTGCTCACGCCTCTTCTCATAGACGTCTCTTCCGTGCAAGAACCATTCTCGCAACGCACCATCGATGTTAGTGACAGCTTGTGTTTCAGGAGTCAGCTCACTCTTTCCGACACAATGCAACGACTTGAAGATAGAATCCTCACTCAAGGCTCCAAGTTTTACACCGAGTTCGGGGTGATACACACTTTTCCGCTTAAGGAAATCACACTCTTCAGCACGCATGTAGGGACGAGAATCCGAAGTCTTGTCTGGCATAGTATAGACGTAACCGTGCTCTCCCAAATATTTGGAAATGCTAGTATGGTTGAACTCAGGGATGCGGTCAGAGACAGATCCTTGATCATCATCACCATATG